CCTGGTGACGTTGATTCCACCATGGTTCAAAATTTACTACATCAACATTGGCCAAGCCGTCTATGTCCTCAAGTGCAATTAGAATCCTTGGTTTCATTGAAATCCAAGGTTTACACAAAACACACAATCTATCTATATCGTCCGGCTCGTTATTTTGCCAATAATCATACGGTATCTTGCCCAATTCAGACCAACTTGTAAATACTTCTCCGGCTTTGATCTTACTTGCAGCCAAATTAATCCAATCTGGACGCATGGGTTTTATAAGCGGACCGGCCAAATGTCTGTAATCAATAGACGCATATTTAGAAATTGGCCGATCATACAGTTCACAAATATGTATGTGTTCGTGGAAATCCAGCCAGGACGAAGATCCATCGTAGTATTCTTCATATACTTTGTGTATATAATTTAAGTATATTTGATTTTGTTGTAGACACTGATCTCGATCAATGACTACGCCAACCTTTTTAGCATACATGTCTAACAGTTCAACAACCTCTTTAAAAGAATAGTCTTTTTTATACCATGGATTGTCCCAAGGTTTAAACGGTATGGGAACATGCGAAAGATGTTTATAAATTTTTTGATAAGTATCACCCAACGGCGTAGAATCTATTTCAAGATCCACGTTGCTACTGTCTGAAAAAGCTATTTGCATATCAAGTATTTAAGAAAAAACAGGTATCCTTTTACAGATACCTGTTGTAAAATGGACAGTATTGCTACTGTCCAGGAGCTACCGTTTATGCATTGTTCATACATGTTGATACTGCAAGTGCCTTCCAGTTGGTTGTACTAACCTTGGTCAAGTCCGCGATCTTGAGTGCCATACGCAGGCTCATTTCTCTCAAACGATTCTTGTTAGCATCCATGAATGCCAGAATCTCTTCACCTTGTTCGGGTGTAAAATCATAGTCCTGGAACAGGTCGCCCTTGCGGAAGATCTGTTTGATACGCAAGAATCTATCACGTTGCGTGTTCAAGGTAAGATCCAGAAAGTGACAACGACTCTGTAAGGCCGCCAAGTGGTCTTGTAATTTCTTGCTTTTCAAATTCTGGAACTGCAAGTTGGTGATAAAGATACAGGCACCCTTGAAGTCAAAACAGTCAGGAACACCTTCACGTCGTAACATAGAACTATCACTGTTCCAGTAGATCCTACGCTTCTTGCCTGAATCTAAAGCCGCCTTGAGTATGTTCAAGCTCAAGTCATCTTGGAACACACTATCACAGTCATCGAATACCAGCACATTACATGGATCCGAACTCTTGTACAAGGTACAGTATAACCCAATCGGAGTCATTGCACCCTTGATAATTTCATACTTGATTCTACGTCCAGCCAACTTGTCAAAAAGACCTGACTGTTCTAGTTGTTTTTCTACACCGTAACTCTTGCCAACTCCAGGGGGCCCAACCACGATCATTGCTCTAACATCGCCAGCAATGGTGGCCTTGGTCATTTGATCCAAGATATCGAAGCGTTCGCCGATACGGGCCATTACTTCGTCGTCAGTCTCCACAGGAGCGACTGTTTTAACTACGGGTACGGCTGTTGCTGTGTCTCCTCCTACAAACTCTACATCTTCGATGCTGTCTACCTTGATACGAACCACGTCAAAATCTGGGCCAAAATAGCCATCACTGTCTACTGTTACAAAACTACCTCGGGTACCGGTCTGTAAACCTTTTACCAGGGTAAATGCTACGTCTCTTACTGGTTGATTACGGTATATTCCGTTTTTAATATTGACTTTACTCAATTTTCTGCTCCTGTTTAGTTACTATACTACTATTATAACAAATGGTATATTTTGAGTCAACCACTGTATTCTACTGTTTTTTGAATGTTGCATAAAAACAACACTCCGTAAATATTAGGTCTACAGCCCTTGATTTCATAAAGCTATTATAAGCTAAAAAGCGTTCCGGGTCAACCAAAAGAAAACCTTACTCAGAGTAAGGTTTTTGTCTGAATTTGAACTACACGATCATACCTGGATATCTTCCATTCCAGCGGCTCTAAGTCGTACCACATGCCCTAGCATGAAATTCTTACTTTCAAATGCCTTGATAATGCCCAAGAATTTGTTGCGTAATAAGGCTACTTCGTTGATCAATGTTTCAAAGTCAATCACTTCGTCTTCACCATCCACATACTTTTCAGCATCTCTGCTGGTCAAGGCCCTGGCATATCCTTCCAGATACTTTTGGAAGTGCTTACGACGAATCTTTCTCAACTGGATGTTAAGAAGATTCAGTACTGCTTCAATCTCTTGCAGTTGATTAAATCTGTGTTCGGTGATGCCAGGCAGATTGGTTATGTTTTTTTCAACCAGCCCACCCACTTGGCATTCTTTTTTAGCTGATAACAATTCATGTTCATAATAACTTATGAAGTCAGGAATCGCAGAGAGATCTGCTACTACTCGACTATACCACATTAGTACTGATCGCTATATGGATCCTCGTCATCATCGTGCAGATCCTCATCATCATCTTCTTCATCGGCCACATGATCTTTAAGATAACTGGCCAAGGCACGCTTGATGTCTGGATCAGTTTTAAACACTGATCGGATTTCGTCCGCGGCCGCATCGTTGTCGATTAGCACAGCTACCAGGGTTTCGGCAGCTTCATCACGATCAACTGTGTTGATATAGCGTTTTAGTTCACTCCAAATTTCTCGACTTAGTTCAATGCTCATTGTTATTCCTCCGTTGCAGTTTCTTCAGTACTTACCGTTTCTTTCTGATTTACAAAGTCTGCCATGACCTTGTCAAGACAGCCGGCTTCGTTTGATTCCCAAGCCTTGCGGAACTGTTTGATGATTTCACCATCACTGGTCACAAACATCAGTCTATTGCCATCTTTCTTTAATAGTCCTTTTTTCTCGGCCAAGTCAGTTAGCCCCGAGTATGGATTCATTCCTGTTTCGTACGGAATCTTGACCTGCATGCCTTCAAACGGCTTGGCATAACGAGTTTTCATAACCTTACAACCAGCACGGATACCCATCACTTCAGAGATCTTGTTGCCATCTTCATCTTCTTTGAGTTTCATTTTCTTCATGGCAACTACGATACTTGACGCATAGATAAATCCTTGACCGCCTGAAATCTTGTCGTCTGGATCAAACATGTCTTGACTTGCGTATGTATGATTGGTACATACCAAGCCCACATTATAACTACCAAACATGTTGACACAATTACGAACCAAAGCGGTAAGTGCTTTAGGTTTACGACCCAAGTCACCTTTCATTTCACCTGCATCAAATTGGTTCACATCTGTAGGTGTCAGCATCATGCCCAAGCTGTCAATTACCCATAACACTTTCATACGCTCGCCATCTGGCAAGGCCTTGTAGTCGCTCATGAATGTGCTAATGGCCTTGGCTACATCATCAATCATACTCATGTTTAGTTTGAGTAGTTTTTCTTCACTGGTGTCCACGTTCAATCGCTTGAGCCAATCTTCGTCCAGGGCATTTTCTGTATCAACCAGGATAACAAAGATGCCTTGATCCTGTGCATTCTTGACTATGTTGCCTGAACAGATATAGCTCTTGCCTGCTCCTGACTCGCCAGCGAACACAGTAACCTTGCCTAACGGAATGCCTCTGTTGAAGTCTCCTGAGATCAAATAGTTCAAGGCAAAATTGCCTGTGCTGATCCAGTCTGTGGGATCGTTGAATCCAATACTGAGACCGTCGATACTCTTGGTGATATCTCTTCTAAATTTACTTATATCAAATGGTTTTCCCATATTACATTCTCTCTTTCATCTTTTAGTTTAAAACAATCGTTGCTCGATTGTTATCTCGAGAATTACGATATAAAAGTTTCCTATACTCAAATAAATTTTCTGTTAAATTTGATATGTTGGCTATTGGTAGCTGTTCGGTAATTAACGGAATATTATTCTTTTCTGCCCACGCAATCGCTTCAGGACTGGGTGCTATTGTCTGTGGTCGTTGTAAATTTATTTGGAATGAAAATTCTAAGGTTTCATAATTGTAGTGGTCCTGATATTTCAAATCATTATCAAAATGTTGAAACTTGTTGTAGTATTGCCTGCCCACGTAAGTGTACCCAAAAGAAAAATTTACTATGTCGTTGTTGGAAATTATTGAATCCTGCAATGGGTTTGCAAACACTTGCCATTTGTTGTCGGCACTGAATTCTAAATTTGTTTTGGTGAAAGAATTTTCTAACCTGTGTACGCCCATGTTCACTTCTTCATATGGATATATATAACCTAACTTTTCTAATATATCAGCCACTTTTACAATCCGTATATGATCTGGGTACATGTCATGCAACTGATTACCAATTCTGGCCAAATTTGAATTGTTGTTAAATCTAAGACTATCAATATCAACAGTATCCGCCTGGGAAAAAACCCAATCACAGTGTGTTTTATTTAAGAAATCCTGGTCCAAATAATTTTCTAAATTGTTATGTTGATCCAATGACTTGCCTGTTAAAAAATACAACACTTCATTGGTTTTTGAAATAGCCCAATGCAAGTGTGTAATTTTTTTATCGAGATCTTGAAACAACACCTGCCGATTTGAAAAACTATTTTGTCCTTCTTTGTTTAATTTATCTACAAAGAACTCAACCAATTCATGATTGTATCGAACTTCAAAAGGTATAATATCGCCAGAATTATCAAACACCAAAGAAAATTTCATTTTGTATAGTAGTTGAGTCCAGATGCAGGGCACCTGGACTATTTTGCGTTACGCTTTTTGACGGCTACGGATCATGGCCAGGATATCTTGAGCCTTGTCTGTAGATGCTTTTGCCGCAACCGGTGCTGTGGCCACTGCTGGTTCTTCGTCATCAAACTCGCTGATCACGACCGGTGCTGGTTTAGCCGCCGGTGCCGGAGCATCTTCATCAGCGTCCACTGCTGGAGCGGCACCTGCCGGAGCAGATACACCTGCTGGTCTAAAGTAATTGCCCCAACGCTCGGTGTCATAACTCTGACCATCAACTGAAGCTTCAAACATTTCTTTGATGATCTTGAGATCAACATCAGTTGGCTTCTTGGGCAAGAATGATCCAAGATCATACAGGCCGTGTTCGGCAATGGCCGCTTGTTCAGCTTCGGTTAGAGCACTTTCTTTCCGGCTCCACTTACTGCTGTTGTAGTCAGCAAAGCCGCCCTTGGCACCTTTGGTGACGCGGAAGTCCAGGCCACGCAACAGGTCTGTTGGTAACTCTTCCAATTCTGGATCCATCAAGGCACCTTTGATAAGAGTAAAGATCTGAGGACCAATGATAAATCTACGGATTGGGTTGGCCGGTGTCTTGTCATCGTGTAGGGGGTTTTCACGCACAAAGCCTTGGAAAATGTAACTACGCTTCTTCCAATACTTACGACCCATGTCTTCAAGACTCTTGTCCTTGAACCAAGTTCTTACCTCTGTAAGCACTGGGCAAGTGTCTCCCCACATTTCCACGCAAGGCACTTGCACAAAAACTTGTTTGGATTCCATCTCACCTTTGACACCATTGAATGGCAATCGGATCATGGCCCGTTCTGCCCAAAAGAATGTGTTTTTAGTGTTACCGTCTGGTAGGAAGCGTAGTGTGGCCGATTGACCTTCTTCCATGTTCCAGTGTGGATAAATTGATCCATCTCCGCCGCCGGATCCACCACTGCCTGGTTTGTTTTCTGATGCTGCTAGTCTTGCTCTAATTTCTGCCAAGGATGCCATATTATGTTGCCTTTCCGAGTTGATTTAATATGATTGATTTAAGTTGCCTTAAATGGTTGCCTACAGTGTTATTATACACATCACTGATTGTGTTTGCTACAAAACTGGTTAAATTGCTTTTTTTATTTGAGTTGCCTGTCGGGCGCATGTGTTATTATAGCATGCACCCGTTTTTATTGCAAGAGTATTTATGACTTTGCCATTCCAGAAAGCGTTTTTAGGCGATCCAAGAAACTGGTATCCTTGCCAACTTCTTTCATCTTGCCTGAATGACCATATATGCCTGCCAATGGTGATTTTTCCTCCATTGGTGCTACAGGTGCAGGTGCAGTTGAGGCAGCCCAGCATTCATCAAGTCCGTGTATTGGACAGTTTTCGCCGGCTTCGCTCATGTTGCAAGTGGAGTCATCATACAAGATTGAGTTATCCATGCCACCATCCACTGAGTGTGGGGCACGCATTTCTTCAGGTGCATAGTCGCCTACACTTTCACGCTCAAGCCCGTAGTCTTCATCAGGAACACCACCAATGATGCCACCGCCACGTAAGTGGCTTTCTAGATTCTGTGCCACCCATTCGTATGGATCGCCATCACGTGCCTTGGCTGTGCCATACGGCATGTCACCAGTGTCCATGTAGTAATCAAACAAGGCATCATATAAATCGTCGTCTAAATCGCCACCTTGTTCAAAGTTGCGAACTTCGTATTTGAAACGATCCAGGATATGATCAAGTTTTGATTTATCTTCGTCCAGCATACGACCTTCGGTTAGGCCAGCGGCTCTGCGTAATGATTGTACTGCGTCTTCAGTCACGCCAGGTTGCCGATTGGCGTAACGTTCCATGTTGTCTACCGCATCTTCGCCGTAGTTATCTCTTATGTATTTTGTAATATCTTTCAAAATTTTACTACTACGCATCATTTGATCGACATTGGAAGTATCACCACGTGAAGCTGAAAGATGTCTGGCATATCGATCAAAAACTTTTTTAAGGCTGTGATCTGATCCTTCCGCTGCAACTACCGGCTTACCTTGTGTATTGGCAGCCACTGGTGCTGTAGGTTTAACTGCTTGACCAACAGCTGGTCTCACAATAGCTGGCGGATCCATCATTTGTTGAGGAGGCATATCCGCAGCAATTTCATTTAATTGATCGCCCAAGTCAGCTGGCATGCTTTCTGGAGGATTCATTGTGGCATCAGCATCAATGTTCAACTGTTCTAGAACAGCACGCACATCAGGATTGTCGCTGAGTTCTTGCATGCGGTCCAGTATCACTTGACGGCAATCAGCATTAGGATCTTGTTGAGCCAGAGATTCTAACAGGTCAAACAATTTGTCATCGCCTAGCAGATCATACAACTGCTCAGTGGCGTTGGTAGCATCAGCACCCACTGGCAATTCCTTACTCATCAAGTCCAATAATTTTTGTTGGGCTTCGGGCGAATCTGGAGTGCTCCAGGTTCCTTCTACCAGGCGGTCAGCCCAGGCTTCAAATATGTTAGCTTCTTTCATAGCGTTTCCTTGTTGTTGTATACGAGCCAACACGGGCAGTGCCTGCTCAATCCTTGCGTCTAATGTCTGTTTGACAAACATGTGTTTTAAACTTTCAATTACTACATCCTGTTCGGAGAGTTCTACTGGATTCCATGATTCAAAGTAAGTGGCATATCCACGACCAGTTCCTATTCGTTTGAGATTTTCTTTTAGGCTTTTGCGATACACAGCGGCTTCTGATACCAATTGTGCTGTATCACCTTCTAGTACTGTTTCTCTGGCCACACTTCGTTCAAAGCGGCCCAGCACATTGAGTTCTTCTACTATGTCAGTTATATGCTGTCCACGGATGTCGTAGGGTCTGCCACCTTGACGCACATGCTCCAGCATGGCACGGCCACCTGTTAATTTGTTAAATGGTAATTTGTAACGCTCACCTTCGGCTGTTTCAATAAATAGACTTTCAATATACAAATGCCTGGCATCTGTTTCATCCAGGTTGCGTTTGTGTTTGATCATTAAGCGAGCTTCTGTGGGACCAGCACTCCAACTCATGTTTTTACGACCTTGCCAGCTTTCAAATAAGCCTTCCTTGATCGCGGCCTGACCTTGTAGGCTGTGTCGTAGTTGATTGATGTTCAGCGGTCTAAATCCGTTGAAGTTTGTGCGTGTGGCAAAATGTCTCAGTTGCTCCATGAACGCAAACCATTCGTTTTTATCGTCAGGATCTTCCATGGTCTTGCCCAGGTTATCACCAAAGTATAGTTCTAGTTCGTGTTCAGGGGTCAAGAGTATGACTGCGGTACCATAGTGTTTGGCACGGCTACTGCTCCAGTCAAACACAAACATATCAGCCATGCTGACATCTTGTGAGCCCGTTTGTGGGTTAGCGGGCACTTTTCCAGTGCGGCTATCTAGGGCCTGGAAGTTTTCGTAATCTCTGGTTACTAGTAGATCGTAGAGTTTTTTTTCTGTAGTTTCTTTTGACATGGTGTTGTATTTAGCGCATGGTTGCTATGAACGGCATAGGAGGTATGTAGGTATCAGCAAAGTCTCGCAACTGTTTGTCCATTTCTGGATGGTAGCCCTGTAACTGTTGCATCATTCTTACTGCCAGGATTGTGCTCATTACCAAATCATCTGATTCACCCACCTTGGCTGCATAGCCCAAGCCACTTGCTACAAAAGTTTTGAGTTCGCTGATTAGTGCCCTACTGCGCACTTTCATGCGGCCCGTTTCAATCAAGGTTTTTAACTTGCTACAGGCAGTGAGTTTGCTCTTGTTTGTGGTATTGAACCCTTTCCGGTACGAGTTATTGCTACGATCGGACAAAAAGTATCCTTTGATGTTTTCTTCGCCATATTGATTTATGCTGATCAAGGCTGCTTCACCGATGGTGTTGTTTTCTACGCTATAGTATATGCTTTCTGGATTCTCGACAGTTTCGTTTAGGTGATTACATATAGACGCCAACAACTTGATCTGTTCAGGTATGG